AGATATGGAGCCAGATGTTGAGTATCGTGTGTATTTGATTAAGAAGAAATTATGGGAATTACAGAATGCTGACAGCACTGATAGGGCCAATAGCTAATCTAGCTGGTACATGGCTCAGTGGAAAAGTAGAAGAGAAGAAGGCTCAGTCAGCCACCAAAGTAGCAAAGGCACAGGCCGAAGCTATTGTAATGCAGAAAAAAGCTACAGGTGAGATTGACTGGGATTTGGAGATGGCTAAAGGTAGCCAGTCTTCGTGGAAAGATGAGTGGCTGACTATTTTGTTCAGCATTCCCCTTATCCTAGCATTTATCCCCGGAATGGAAGAGGTAGTATCTAATGGGTTTGCGCAACTCCAAGCTATGCCAGAATGGTATCAATATTCTTTGGGGGTTATCGTTGCTGCCTCATTTGGGGTTCGTAGTGCTACTAAGTTCTTTGGAAAGAAGTAGTCGTGGCCGCAGACAAAATTTTGGAATGGAAGATACTCCCACGTCTGATGACGATAATGTTCAGCATAATGGCATGGAGATGCGCTGAATGGTTTATGCATCTGGAAAACCCATCAGCGGTACAGGCTGGATTTGTTTCGGTGGTCATGGGTGCTATGACCGGCGCATTCGCAATCTGGATGGGAAGTGAGGCAAGGAAATGAAATACAGCCGTGAAAACTTTGTAACTAAACTTATTGCACACGAAGGTCTGCGCCTTCAGGTGTATCAGGATACGCTTGGTATTGATACTATTGGTATTGGTCGCAACCTAGAGGACCGTGGCATCACTAAGGAAGAACTTGACTGGATGGACATGCCTAACATGGATGCCGTCTATGAGCATGGTATTCGTGAAGCTGACGCTATGTACCTCGCACAGAATGACGTACAGATTGTCGAAGAAGAACTCCTCCGTGCGCATCCTTGCGTAGAGGATTTGGACGCTGTACGTCAACTTGTACTTGTGGATATGGCATTTAATATGGGTGTACCCCGTCTTTGTAAGTTCAAGAAAATGTGGAATGCTATTCACGAAAATAAATTTGACATAGCATCAAAAGAAATGCTTGACAGCAGGTGGGCAAATCAGGTAAAATCACGTGCAGTGAAGTTGGCTAATGCAATGCATAATGGTGAGTTTTAATGGCAAGACAACTAACAGACAAGCAGCAAAAGTTTCTTGCTGTTCTTTTTGATGAAGCAGGTGGCGATATGGTTATGGCTAAAAAGATGGCTGGCTATGCCGACACGAGTTCTACTGGGGAGATTGTCAAAGGCTTGAAGGAAGAAATTCTTGAGGCTACACAGATGTACATGGCACGTAATGCACCGAAGGCTGCAATGGCTATGACCGGCGCATTGTACGACCCAACTGAACTTGGTATCCGTGATAAGATGTCCGCTGCCAAAGAATTACTTGACCGCGTAGGTTTGGTCAAGACTGAAAAAATGCAGGTAGAAGCAAGCGGTGGGGTTATGCTTATGCCCCCTAAAGCCCCGGTGGAGGAAGACGATGGCTAAACTTTCAAAGGCTCTAAGAGTAATTAAAGAGGTTAAAAAAATTAAAAAGCCTCAAAAGCCAACTAAAGAACAACAAAGACGAGCAGGACAAAAGGCGCTTGATGCAGCGAAACGACGCAAAGAGGCGATGCGTGGCGTTGTAGAAGACTTCAAAAAAGAACGCGCAAAAAAGAAACCTCAAGCTGCTGCTGCTGGCGGTGGCAGGGGCCGTCCTCCCATTGATAAAAAGAAAGCACTTGAAAATAAAAAACTGATTGATAAAAAGAAAAAACTAGAGAAGCAACCAGCAACTATTAAAGAGGCTAATGAAAAGGCACGGCATCACCATGCTGCAACAGTAAAAGCCCTTACACGTCAACAAGCAGTTATACGTAGAGAAGCACAGGCAGCTAAAATGAGTGTTAAAGCGTATAAAGAAAAGTTTCCTAATCGCGCTTCTGTTAAAAAACTCAAAGAACTTCAAAAGCAAAATGAAACCGTCCGAAATAAAACTTTTAACAAGGGCGGCGCGGTAAAAAAGAAATGACCCGTAGTATAGGCAAGTGGAAACTTCCGCAGCCTACAGATATCAAAGAAGAAAACGAATGGGTGCCTATTCCTCGCATAGCAAGGACGGTACCCTTCGGCTACAAAAAGAGTGAAGAAGACCCTGACATTCTTGACCCTATTCCAGTAGAACTAGACTTGCTAGAAAAGGCACGTAAGTACGTTAATCAATATTCATACCGTGAGGTAGCTAATTGGTTGACGGCAAATAGTGGCAGATATATCTCGCATGTAGGATTGAGGAAACGGTTAGCGAATGAGCGACAGCGTAAGAACACAGCTAAAAGCCTCCGCAAGTGGGCAGAATATGCGGAAACGGCAATCATCAAAGCGAAAGAAATCGAAGAAGCCAGAACCGGCGCAAGAACAGCATCAGCAGATTGAAGAAGTTTCATATGAAACATCAACAATTGAGGAACACGCTAATGTATTGTTCAAGCCCAATCCGGGGCCGCAGACAGAGTTCTTAGCTGCTAGTGAACGGGAAGTTCTTTATGGCGGTAGTGCTGGTGGTGGTAAGTCTTACGCTATGTTGGCAGACCCTATACGCTATATGGGTCATTCACAATTTAGTGGACTACTTCTTCGCCACACAACTGAGGAACTGAGAGAACTTATATTTAAGTCTCAGGAGTTGTACCCAAAAATCTGGCCCGGTATCAAGTGGTCAGAACGGAAGATGCAGTGGACTGCGCCATCTGGCGCGAGATTGTGGATGTCATACCTCGACAGAGATGATGATGTCTTGCGTTATCAGGGTCTGGCGTTTAGCTGGATAGGCTTTGACGAACTGACACAATGGGCCACACCGTATGCATGGAACTACATGCGAAGTCGTCTACGGTCCACTGCACCTGACTTGCCTATCTTTATGAGGGCTACAACCAACCCCGGCGGCAGGGGTCATCAATGGGTCAAAAAAATGTTTATTGACCCTGCACCCTACAATAGGTCATTCGATGCGACAGACACAGAAACAGGAGAAGTTCTTCGATATCCCTATGGCCATAGCAAGGCAGGAAAACCTCTATTTAAGAGACGCTTTATCCCGGCAAGACTTTCTGATAACCCATACCTTGCGCAAGCAGGAGACTATGAGGCCATGCTCCTCTCGCTCCCTAAACAGCAGCGTAGGCAGCTTCTTGAAGGCGATTGGGACATCAAAGAAGGTGCAGCGTTTACTGAGTTTGATAGGCGTGTGCATGTTGTGGAGCCTTACCGTATCCCTAGCAACTGGGTCAAGTTTCGTGCATGTGACTATGGTTACGGTAGTTTTACTGGTGTTCTTTGGTTTGCTGTTGCGCCTGATGAACAACTGGTCATCTATAGAGAACTATACGTCAGTAAAGTCTTGGCCGCAGACTTGGCTGATATGATTTTAGATTTGGAAGCTGAAGATGGGAACATTAAGTATGGTGTTTTGGATAGCAGTCTTTGGCACAGGCGTGGCGATACTGGCCCTTCTCTTGCGGAGCAAATGATTGCAAGGGGATGTCGGTGGCGTCCATCAGACCGTAGTAAGGGTAGCCGGATAGCTGGCAAGAATGAAATACACCGCCGTCTTCAGGTGGATGAATTTACAGAGGAACCAAGACTTGTATTCTTTGATAGCTGTACAAATGTCATCAGTCAGTTACCGGCCATCCCTCTGGACAAGAAAAATCCAGAAGACGTTGACACGAAATCTGAAGACCACCTTTACGACGCGCTACGGTATGGGATTATGTCCAGACCCCGGTTCTCTATTTTCGACTATGACCCGCATGGCAGACCATCGTCAGGTATGCAAGTAGCTGACTCCACATTTGGATATTAAGGAAACATTATGGCAGACGATGAAATGATGATTGAAGACGATGCTATCGCCCTTGAGGATACGGATGATACCATAGTCGAGGATGCAGAGGTATCAAACATTATTCCATTTATCATGGAACGGTATCAACGTGCGGAAGATTATCGCTATCAAGATGAAGAGCGGTGGCTTCGTGCGTATCGAAACTATCGTGGTCTGTACGGTCCTGATGTACAGTTTACAGAGGCAGAAAAGTCTCGTGTCTTTATCAAGGTAACAAAGACTAAGACGCTGGCAGCATACGGTCAGATTGTTGATGTTTTGTTTGCCGCAAATAAATTTCCTCTTTCTGTTGACCCGACTGAACTACCAGAGGGTGTGGTTGAGGATGTACACTTTGACCCGAAAGAACCAGAACAACTTCGTGGCGAAACTATGTTGTCTAGTCCCTATGGATTTGCTGGTGACGGCAACGACCTTCCGCCGGGTGCCACAGCAAAAACCCTTATGGAACAACTTGGTCCGCTTAGTAAAAAGCTAGAGCCGGTTGAAGACAAACTTAAAGAGGGTCCGGGTAATACGCCTACTGCTATTGAGTTTAGCCCCGCTAAAATTGCAGCTAAGAAGATGGAAAAGAAAATCCATGACCAGCTTGAAGAGTCGGGTGCAAGCAAAAGTCTTCGTAGTAGCGCATTTGAAATGGCCCTGTTTGGCACGGGTATTATGAAGGGTCCGTTTGCTACGGATAAAGAGTATCCTAATTGGAATGATACTGGAGAATACGACCCGCTGTTTAAAACAGTGCCGCAGGTCAATCACGTATCTGTATGGAACTTCTATCCTGACCCAGATGCCAACAATATGGACGAGGCGCAGTTTATTATTGAGCGGCACAAAATGTCACGCTCTCAGATTCGTAATCTAAAGAAACGCCCATATTTCCGTAGCCAAGTTATTGACGAAGCTATTTCGTTGGGTGAGAACTACGACAAAAAGTATTGGGAAGACGACCTGTCTGACTATGCACCAGAGCATGGCATTGACCGCTTTGAGGTGCTTGAGTATTGGGGCATGGTCGATATCGAAATGCTGGAAGAACAAAATGTTGAGATTCCGGCTGAACTTAAAGACTTTGATGAACTGCAGGCAAACGTGTGGATTTGTAACAACAAACTTATCCGCATGGTGCTTAATCCGTTTAAGCCCTCTAAGATTCCATATGCTGCTTCGCCGTATGAACTGAACCCTTACAGCTTCTTTGGTGTAGGCATTGCAGAGAACATGGACGATACGCAGACGCTGATGAACGGTTTTATGCGTATGGCTGTGGACAACGCTGTGCTGTCTGGCAATCTGATTGTAGAAGTAGACGAGACTAATCTGGTGCCGGGACAAGACCTGTCACTATATCCGGGCAAGGTATTTCGCCGTCAGGGCGGCGCACCGGGACAGGCTATCTTTGGCACAAAGTTTCCGAATGTGTCGTCTGAGAACATGATGCTGTTTGATAAAGCGCGTGTACTGGCAGACGAAAGTACAGGCTTTCCGTCCTTTGCGCACGGACAGACCGGCGTGTCCGGTGTGGGCCGTACCGCCAGCGGCATTTCAATGCTGATGGGGGCAGCGCAAGGCTCTATCAAAACTGTTATCAAGAACGTGGACGACTATCTGCTTCGTCCGCTTGGTGAAGGTTTCTTCCGGTTCAATATGCAGTTTGATTTTGACCCATCTATTAAAGGCGACCTAGAAGTAAAAGCGCGTGGCACTGAAAGCCTGATGGCTAACGAAGTGCGCAGCCAACGCTTGATGCAATTCCTGCAAGTAGCAAGCAATCCTGCTCTTGCTCCTTTTGCAAAGTTCCAGTATGTAATCCGTGAGATTGCAAAGTCTATGGACCTTGACCCCGACAAAGTAACCAACAACATGAACGAAGCCGCCCTGCAGGCAGAACTTATGAAACAGTTCCAAGCCCCTGCAGAGGGTCAGCCAGCACCGGCAGGTGCTAATCCTGCGGACCCAACAGGTGCAGGCGGCGCAAACATAGGTGTAGGCATGGTGCCGCAACCGGGTGAACAAGGATTTAGTGGAAATGAACAACCAGCAAATACTCAGCAAACTCAAGCCGTGGGTCAACAACAACCGCCAGTGGCAAGCGTTCAGTGATTACGTTGATGCTGTGATTGAGATGCAGCAAAAAGCGTTAGAGCAAGCTGATGATAATGTAATGATGTATAGGTCGCAGGGTGCGATTGCAACATTACGCAAACTTAAAACATTGAGGGATGAAGTCAATGGCTCTTGAAAAACAAATGGACCTCTTTCAAGAAGGGGGAATGATGGACGAAGGCGGCACCACAGACCCTGTGTCTGGTAATGATGTGCCTACAGGTTCTTTGAAAAAAGAAGTCCGCGACGATATTCCTGCCCAACTTAGTGAGGGTGAATTTGTTATGCCAGCAGATGTGGTTAGATTTCATGGGCTAGATAAAATGATGGCACTTCGTGATGAAGCTAAATCGGGACTGCAACGTATGGAAGACATGGGACAAATGGGTAATTCAGAAGAAGCCACCATTCCTGATGGCATTCCGTTTAACATGGATGACCTTGAACTAGAAGACGAACCTATGGAAATGCAGGTTGGTGGTTTTGTTCAGCCTTCGTTTACACCGGGCGGTATGCAACAATCTCAGTTTACTCAGTACCAGCCGCAGTTTACACCCTATCAAATGCCCGATTATACGCAGCCTACTATGCCTGTTTATACTCCGCCTCAACAAGCTGCTACACCTATGGCTCCTACAGCGGTGCCGCAGTTTAGTTCTTTTGTAACTCCAACTTACGTAACATATGTAAATGATGCGGGTAATACTATACAAATTCCTGTAGGCCCAGACGGCAAACCTCTTATTCCTGTACCTGCAGGGTTTAAAAAACAGACCGATACACCTACAGTGCCTGATGCAACGCCAGACCCAGTACAACAGCAACCTGTTACTACGCAACAAAAAGAAGACGACCCCTCTGACGGCAGAGAGTTTGGCGGTGGTCCTGCTGGTTTGACTATGAATCAATCTAAAATTGCTGTATTGACTCAATTAGACGATGCGCTTGGTGTAAATAAAACTGGTTTTGGTCAAACTATATCAGGAATTAAAGATAAGTATAAAGCACCGCAGGGTCTTTCTTCTCTTAGTGTTATTGGTGGTATTGGTAGAGCATTTAAAGAAGGCAGTGAAATTCGCACTGCGCTAAAAGATTATGATTATGATAATCTTGCTAAACAATCAGGTCTTACAAGAGAAAAACTAGATGGTGTTGTTCAAGAACTTACTGGAGAAGTATACAGTGGCTATCGTAATCCTGAAACTGGAGAAGTGTCTGGGCAAAAAGACCTCCGCTCTGCTTTACAAAGAGCAAAAGATTTTGTTAGCGGTGTAGGTAAAGAAGAAGAATTTGGTGATGAGTTTGGTAACATTGCTGATGATGGTACTATGCCGACAACCACAGGTGTAGAGACTGCGCAAGTAACAGGAGATGCTGCAGGTAAAACTGTTCGTCAAACCGCTGAAGAGTTTAGAGCAGATGAGGCACGTAGAGCAGGACTAGCGGGAATGCCTACCGCAGACCAACTAGCAGGCAGTGATGTTATTGATGAGCGTATAATCCAAACTGCTAATGCTTTGCTTGCTAGAGATACTACACTAAGCGCCGATGATGCCATGAGAATGGCTGTCATAGGTGAAACACAGGGTATTGATGCTGTTCGGGAATACGCAACATCAATACAAGATGATGGCATTACTGATGCGGCCTTTGCTGGCTCTACATTAGGCACGGCAGACGAAGCTGTACCCGGTGGAGTTGCAGCGGCCATTAGACGTAGCCAACAAACGAAACCTACAGATGTTTCTACAAAGGCTCCCGTATATACAGAACCTGACCCCTCGAGCGACGTTCTTCCGGGCGAACCGGGTTCTGATACTGCTGCGCCTGCTTTGAATAGAGAAGAGGTAGATAGGCAAACACAAAATTATAGAAACCGTGGTTATAGCCCATCTAAAGCAGCAGTAGCAGCGCGGAATAAAGTCACTGCAGATAATGCTGCAAAACAACAGCGGCGTGACCGGGGCGAAACAGAAGAAAACATTGCCAAGACTTCTGCTGTTACAGATAGCAATGGCAATCCTGTAAGAAGCGGTTCTGATAACTCTATTGTAACTAGCGGCCCACAAAGTGAAGCCCCAGAGCCTAGCAAGTCTATTGTTTGTACAGAAATGTATCGTCAAACACAACTAGACGATTGGGCAAAGGCTATGAAAATTTGGGATGTGTACCAAAGAAAATACTTGACACCCCACCATGAAATAGGGTATCATTGGTTATTCAAACCATATGTAAAAAGAATGCAAAATAGTAATGTCCTTACACAATTTGGTGCTTTTCTAGCACGTAAAAGAACACTACATTTAAAATACGTTCTAACTAAAGGTATTGCTAAAGATGATATTGTAGGAAATGTGTGGTGTAAAATTATACATCCGATTGTGTATGTTGCTGGAAGGACAAAAGAATGGCTGAAACTGTAGATGAATTAAAGCAAGATATTATTGATAGGTTTACTACTTTATCTGATGACGATAAAGATACACTTACAAGTATGATAGGAACACAAGAGTTTCGTGTACTTGGAAAAATTCTTGGTCCTGAACTGTCGGGCATAGCTAATTTTACAGCTATGAAACCTGCAGTTAAACCCAAGAAACGTGGACTAGCTACACGATAAACGGCTAGATATGTTGGCTACTCATCCCCCATCTCCCCGACAGGTGTATGGCTACGGTGGCCCCAACAACGGAGAAGTAAAATGGCAGAAGCCGAAATCATGGCTGAAGAAATGCAGTCACCAAAAAAAGTTGCGTTTGCAAATCGTAAATATACTAACGAAGAAAAACGCAAAATGGAAGAAGAAGAACTTGAACAAATGCTCAAAGAGCAACGTGGTGAAGTAGAAGAGGCCACAGAAGAAGTCGAGGCAGAGCCTAGTAGCGGAGAAGAAAAAACATTTAAAAAGCGTTACTCTGACTTGCGTAGGCATCAACAGAAACAAGCAGAAGAATTTAAAACAGAACTTGAAGAACTAAAACGTCAACTAGCAGACGCCACAAAAAAAGAAATGAAGCTGCCAAAGTCTGATGAAGATATTGAACAGTGGGCGGCAGATTATCCTGATGTAGCAGCCATTATTGAAACTATAGCTATAAAAAAAGCAAGTGAACAATCTAGCGCACTTGAAGAAAGAATGAAGGCTATTGATGAACTGCAATTATCTGCAACAAAAGAAAAAGCAGAAGCAGAACTGATGCGGCTGCATCCAGACTTTGATACTATTCGTGATAGCGACAGTTTTCACGAGTGGGCAGAAGAACAACCTAAGTGGGTGCAGGATGCGCTGTATGAAAACGACAACGACGCACGTTCTGCTGCTAGGGCTATTGACCTCTACAAAGCTGATATGGGTATTGGCAAAAAGAAACCCAAGTCAGACAAGGACGCAGCCAAATCTGTCTCTACAAAGAATAGTCGCAGTAAGCCGCAAGAAAACGAAGCCTCCTCATACTTGAAAGAGTCGGAAGTACAGAAGATGTCACCGCAAGAGTACGAGGCACAGTCCGACGAAATTATGGAAGCTATCCGTTCTGGAAAGTTTATCTATGATATTTCTGGTTCAGCCAGATAAAAAAAGTGTTGACAAGTAGTTATTTTTTAGTATAACTATAGTCA